TATAGCACCATGCGGAAAGTTTTTATCTAGTATATGCACAATGCCCAATACAATATCAGCATCAAAGTCTTTTGTAGCAAATAGTCCTAGTCCTTGTACATCAGAGTCTTTAATTGTTAGTCCATCTGGTAGTGGTCTATACATTTTTCTTCCTTTTCTTTTGTTCCTCTGGAGATAGACAAGAATTAAAGAATGATCCTATTGATGCTTCATTTACTAATTTGTTTTTATCTTCATTGTTTGATCTGTTTTGTCTAGTAAGCAAGTACTCTGCAACCTTGTATATCCTATGCAAATTTGTAACACTATTTTTCCAGTGTTTATTCATCAGTGGTTCTGCAATCCTTCTAATCGCTTTTCCGTGTTTTGACTGCTTGACTCCTAGCTCGTATACAGATCCACCTGACTGCTTTGCTTCTAACCAACCGTGTTCTTTGTTATCCGACATACTGTTTAATAAAGGTTAACATTGTTTGTGCATCAGACACCTCGAACGGATCTTCTTCTGCTCCGTCTCTTTGTCCTAGCTCAACGAACATTTTTTTGATCTCATTATTTTCTACCAGCATAGAGTATCTCCACGATCTCATGCCAAATCCTTGTGGATTTTTATCAACTAGCATACCTAACCCGCTTGTGAATACACCTTCGCCGTCTCCGATTGGTTTAACTTTTTTAATCTCTTGATTAGTAAACCATGCGTTCATTACAAAGGCATCATTTACTGATAAACAATATACTTCGTCAATACCTTGTGCTTTAAATTCATCGTACAGTTCTTCGTACCCTGGCAGTTGTTGTGAACTACAAGTTGGTGTAAATGCTCCTGGTAGTGCAAATACTACAACTTTCTTCCCGTCAAATATCATTGGTGTGTCTATATCTTTCCATTCGCCGCCTATAAATCCGCAACCACCTATCGCAGTTTCGTCACCTGTTCTTGTTTTCCATCTAGTGTATGGTACTTTCATTATGCTCTCTCCTTGATTAATTTTACTGTTCCGTCGTTTGTGTGTTTTATTTTATGATTGTTTTGAATAGCAAGTTGTAGGAACGATTCATACTTTTCTTCTTTGACCATCAGTGTTATGCACTCTTCAAGGTCTTCTCCTATGTCATTGTATCCTGCGTATGCCCATATAAAGTCCTTGCCATACTTCATGCCAAGGTTACCTGCTGTTGTGCAGATGTTTGCTACTGCGTCAACAGTATCATATCCAGCATTCAATCCTCCACCCTCTACAGGTAAGTGTCCCATTCGAGATGTTGCTCTTGCTTGTTGTATATGAATCTCTTTCATTATATTCCGCCCATTACTGGATTTTCGTAAACTGCATGACTTCCGTTTTCGCCATCTTCGCTTACGTCTATTTCAATTTTTCTACCTGGATACTTTTTCGTTATTGCCATGTATAAATCATCTGACATCATCTCACAAGATTTGTAGTCAAGTTTCATTGTGCCATCTGCATACATGTTCTCAATCCATCTCTTGAACTGTATAAATTCTATGTCTCTGTCGTCATGTGTAACTTCTATTGCTACTTTGAAATGGAATATGTGTCTGTGTACATAGCCTAGGAAACTTACATCATACTCATCACCTGTTGCTAGTTTAGGATCATCCAGTGCCGCAGGGTATTTGTGCAATCCTTCTTTTCTAAAAGTCACCCATATCATTTTATGACCTCTGTTGGCTTGCTCTGATAATGCTTGATCTCTTAATTGTTCTGTGTTGGTATCGGCCATACTGTTTTCTCCTCAATTGGTTCATCTTGTTTGTATTCGTCCCAAGAAGTAAATCCTGATGACTGTTTAAAGTGGTTCATACTCATTGTCCATACACCTGGACCTGTTGCTTTAAAGTCTACATCATCAAGTTTCATATACACTTGATCGTCTTCTTCTGAATAAGGAAATATAATTGAGCATACCGGAATAAACTTTTCATTCTTCCACATAGCTTTAAATTTCTCTTTAACTTGTGCGTGTAGACTGTGAGGATAGTCGACAGTCACATAATAACCATCAGCAAGTAATTTTTCTATTTGTGCTACCTGCATATGATGACTGTGTATGTAAGCTCTGTTGGCTCCATAGTAAATTGCTTTTGCGTTAGACCAAGCACATACTTGTAAAATCTGTTCGTATGTTAAGTCATTACGAGCAAGAAATAATGTTTGTAAGCCATGAGCCGGAGTGTGTTCAATTTCTATACCTGAAAATAAACCTACACTTTTACTCTTGCCTGTTTTGTAGTCTCTATCCATGTTATTATTATACTACTGCTTGACTAGTTTGTCAACTTGGCTTTGGCTCTTGCTATTGAATCTTTGATTGCAAGTTTGGTTTTTTTGAGTCTCATTAATAATGATTTACTCTCTGAACTTCTGTCTTTTTTCCTATCTTCGGTAAGTTCGTCTACTTTTCTATTTAGGTAATCGTGTTTATTGTTTAGTCTCTTGATCTTCTTGTTTTTGTTTAAGTTAGCCATTGTTTCCTCCTATTCAAATAAAGAACTAAAATTGTTTGTGCCTTTACCACCACCAGTGGATGTTTGCCATCTTGTGCCTCGTATGTCTGCTAAAAATGATTTGTTTGCCGCAATTAGTTCCATAGGTTTCTCTGAAGTAAACACTTTTTCTACAAGTTGATTAAAGTATAAAATGTTTTTAGGAACAAATTCACTTAATTCGCCTGTGTTATCAGAAGGCCTTGTTTTTGCCCAATGCCCTATGTCTGGTTTGTGTTTGATCTGTTCTATATCATTCATGTCGTTTGCTATCTGTACTGCTGTAATATGATTATAAACATTGTGTGCCATCATTAAACAGTAACTGAAACTATCCCAAGCAGTTGCACCTTCTTTGCCATTTTTATTTAGGTCGCCTTCTCCGTACCAACAAACATCTTTCATTTTTAATCTATCACCTATTGCAGATTTAAATGGGAAAGGTATATCTGAACCTTTCATTGCTTTGTCGTCTTGTGCTTTCTCCATGATGTAACTCCATCTTTTTGGAGTAAACAAGTTGTGCGTGTACACTAACCCGTTTGCAGTTGATAAAAATGCTGATGCAGAATCAAAACTTATTGTAACATTTGGATTAACATGTTTTCTTAACTGTCTTTGTACACCTGTTAGGTAACAAGCCCAATCAAGTTGTGAAGTACCTAGTACGTGTATCCAGTCTTTGCCGTCTAGTTGTTTTTCATCTCTCATAACAATTAGGCGTTTAAGTAATATTTCCATGTCACACATGTTAATACCACCCATTGCCCAACCTTCGAATTCATATTTTTTAACTTCGTTGTACCAAGTTTGTGCTGTTTCCCAGTCATCACCTTGTAGTACGTTTAAAAACTTTGTTTGACCTAGTCTGTTCTTTTGAAAGTATTTTAGGTTGAACACAGTTGCGTCCATACAATCTTTAAAACTGCTTAATCCTGTTCTTGCACTGTTTATTGGTGCCGCCGCCCATGTAGGAATATCTAGTGTCATTGACCATTCTGATGTAAGTTCTAGCCAATTTAAAATGCTGTCTCTGGTTGCGTTTGCTTTAGTACCACCAAAATCAGTCCAATCAAATTTGATTACACCTTTTCCTAATTGGTATCCTCCTGAGTCACCTACTATCGTTGAGAACTTTCTATCTCTATCAACAACCATAGCATCTCTATCAGCAACCTTGTTCATGTCCAAGCAGGCATGTCCTGCCGAGTATAGTGCAGTTGGGTATGTGAACATACCTTTTTCAGGATTTAAAAAGTTTAATCCTTCAACACCATTTATAAAACCATCTGGAATTCTTTCTTCTGGAATATGAGCACCTTTAGTAACTCTCTGTTTGCTTACGAATGTATTATAAAAGTTTGATATAGCAGGCAAAAACACCGCAAAGTCTCTGCTTCGTGGACCTAAATGTTCTTGCCTGTTATTCTTTTCCGTCATTATTGCGCCTGTGCCGGGATTATATATTGATACTTGCCTAGTCCTGAATCAACTGAAACCTGCATCGCACCTTCGTTAGAGAAGTGTAATGTAACTTTCGCTGAATCTGATAGTTTCAATATTTGTAATACTTGCCCAACTGGCCAACTCCAACCTTTGTTAAGTGTTCCCTTAACGTCGGTTGCAAACGTAAACTCGCCACCATGCGATGCTTGATCACCAAAAGTGAAAATCAAATTTCCATCCTCAGTTCTCACAACGAATGAGTTGTGTTCTGTGTTTGCTGTTGCCTGAAAGTTGAATCTTTGCACACTTGCTACTAGTGGTTCGATCTCAACGTCCCACTTAACACCTTTAAATTTTACAGTCTTAAGTTTTTCGTTAATAATCTCAGCATTCATAAATCTGTAATCATTCTTAAAGTCACCCTTTTCGTTTTCGAAATGAATTCCTGTAGGAACAGTTGCTCCGGCTCTCTCACCGGATAATACAGTTATGTTTGCTTTGTCTTTGTATTCCGGACACTTCAAGTGGATATCTAATTTACCCAATTGAGGCATTCCAAACGTACCAGACATTTCCGTTTGTGGCTTGTGAAAAGACCCTTGCAAGATTACAGATCTGTCTTCTGCCATTGAATCAATTGCAGTTGCCTCAGTGCTACCACTGATTTTAACAAGATCTAAAAATCCTAATCCATGCGTGTGTTTAACGATGTCTTTTAAGATGTCTATCATAATGTTTTTATTGTATAGGATATTTAGGTCTTAAGCAAGAGTTATTTCAGTTTTATTATAAACAACTGGATTTTGTTTACCAGGTTTTTGAAATACGGCATAGTTGGCTCCAGGACGGAATTGATTCATTTCTATTATCGTGTAACCTTCTTCCTCAATCATTCTGATCATCTCTGTTTTGGTATTGTAATTCCAATAACCTCTTTTGGCATTATTTAGGTCTTCGTCGTAATGACAGTCTGCATACTGTATCATGCAATAACCCCCGTCAATCAACACTCTTTTAATGTCGTGTATGTATTGTTGCACATGGTTCTGTGTCATGAATGGAAATGTGTCCCAACTAAACACAAAGTTGCAACTGCCCTGTGGTATGTTTGAACACTCTGTATTTTTTGTTAGATAAAATGTTAAATGTTTTTGATGTGCATTTGGAAACATATCTCTAATTGGGTTCTCTACTTGTGGTAGTACGTCTAGATAGAATTGTTTGCCCCATGCTCTAAAATCCATAGAGAACATGCCATTGCCTGGACCAATCTCTAAACTGTTATACGCATTGGTCTTCCCAAACTGCAATATTTTTAATTGTACTTGTCTCCGTAATGCTTCATCTATTATTGGTTTCTTTAGTTTTTGTTGATTGTCGAGCATGAACCATTCGGGTGTTTTGTCAATTCTATCAATTACTTGATCATTGTTAGCATCAACGGCTAGTGCTACGTCCTTTAATATTTTAAGGTTTGAATCTATTAGTTCTTGTAGATCTTCTTTTTTAACTTTTTCTAATTTTTCTATTAGTAGCTTTATTTCTTCTATGCTTAACATAATTGTATTTAGAATTCAAATAGTTTGTTAAATGTATTACTGGTTTCTGTAGATTGTACGTCCCACCCCAATACACCTATCAAGTTATCTAGTTTTTGATCCAATATAGCGGCTTCCATAGCATCTGAATCAAATGGAAGTTCTTTAAGCCATTCCGGAATACGCATCTCATCCACAGGATATGCAATACTTGTGTAGCCCATGGGATTCTGCTTCAGTTTGCACACAATTACTTTTGCACCATCTGTTATGATCATCGAGTATTTGTCACCATACATCTCTTTGCACCTGTTCCAGTTCATACTTGCTCTAACGTGACCTGGCATGTTGGCTTTGCCTTTGGCCGCCTCCGCCGCTTGGTACTTGGTCATGTTGTTTGCTCTCTTGGGAGATCCTTTCTCCCAACCTGGTCTTGCTTTAAACTCTGCTCTAAATTCACTAATTCTATCTAATACATCTTTCTCATCTTTACCTTGCAGTACTAGGTATAATATTTCACCTAAAAAGTCTTGTACAAACACTGGAGTATCTGATCTTTTCAAATCCAGTCCCATAGCTTTTACTTTGCCGTCTTTGCCTTCTGTGTCTGTTCTCTTGCCTTCTTTGTCGTAATACAACACGGCATATCTTTTCTTTGTGATAAACAAACCTTTTGATGCAATAAGTTCTCTACCTGCCGCAATAACTCCTCCTCTTGTAGCTGGACAATGGAATGCTTTGGTCATATATGATTTAAATGATCCGTTAACTTCTTCTGCTATCTTGTCATATAATCCTAATACTGAATCTTTAGTCCATGGTATTAGTCCTTCAGTGATTTCTTTTTGTAATGTTTTGTAGGCCGAGAAATAAACAGAATCTGTATCGCCATACACAATACTTGCACCTTTGTGATCATACTTGCCTGCAACAATTTCATTTACTTTTGAAGCCATGTGTTTTGTGATACATCTACCTGTAAGTGTAACTGATTGTCCAATCCTTATATCAAAGAACCTACATCCTGGATTTAGAATTGCACCATACAAACTGTTCAAGTTAATCTTTTTAACAAGTTGTCTTTTGTCCCAATACTCTCTTTCGATTTCATTATCTCCACACTCACGCATTTTTCTCTGCATTTCTTGTCTTTCTTCATACCAACGTTTTAATAAGCCCGGAATAATTGCTTCGTACTCGTATGTGAATATTGTACCATTTGCACTCAACATCCATTTGTTGTTGCCATCAAATACTAAATCATACAGTTGTGCCGCACTCATTCTCACACTGGTTTTGTCTTCCCAGTCTACAACAATTTCTGTGCCTTTTTCTTTGTTCATTACTGCAACATACTCCCAACTGCCAAATTGACTGTCCCATGCTGATGCAAATGATTTCTTTTGGTGTAGTGCCCTGTTAACTTCTGCTGATGTTATCACAGGTCTTATCTGTCCTATGATAGTTTCTGGTCCCATGTTCAATGCTCTAATCACACTTGGATAGAGTGAGTTGATGTCGATAGACCCAATCCAATCATGTATTCCTTTTTGCGGAGTTGCTACATAGGCACCTGCCGCTGATACTGGCGGAGCATCCTTGTCTCTGTATTTTCTTCCAGGAACAATTAAGCCCTTTCTATGCGACTCATTTACAATGGCTTGTTCAGTTACTGCAACTGCACCCATTGTGGTTTGTAGTAGCACAGTGTTTTGGTGTGCAATTTCATTTGCAAGTTCTATGAATTTTAATTTCTTTTCTAGTTTGGCTAGTAGTAATGTATCTTGTCTGTTGTATTCTATAAACAATCCAAAGTCATTTTTATAAAGTGCATCTAGTGAACCTTCGTATACTGTTTTTCTTTCTCCTAGTTCATGTTCGCCTATTGCATCTAGTCTGAAACTGTGTCTTTCCTCATATGTGTATTTTCTATAAAGTTCTAGCAAGTCCAAATGTACTCTGCCAACAAGCTCAAATGTTAATTGTTCTTTGCCATACTTTTCAAATAATCTCTTTCTAGGCTTTTCACCCCAAAAGCACAAACGTCTTGTATCATCTGAACTTAATACTTTCTGTATTCTACCCACGGTGTACGGAATATCATAACCTTCACTGTTCCACCCTGATAGTATGTCTGCATCTTCAACTAGTTCTAAAAATGCGTCCAACATATCTTTCTCTTTTGCAAACAACATTGTGTTAGGGAAACGTTCAGTTAAAACTTTTGCATCTTGCATACTGATTGTCTTTGGAGGTACTGCAAGTGTAACCAGTTGATCCGTCCAGCTCATATAACAACTGATGGCAGTTATGGGCATGAACGGATCATCTGTAGTTGAATAACCCCTTTCAGGATCAAAATCAACTTCAATATCAAAAAACATAGTGTTCAACTTGGGAGTCTCTTTGCCTAAGTAGTTCTCCTCAAGACACCTAAACACAGGATTGATATCTTGTTCATAAAGAGACTTATTGGACCTTAATCTTTGCTCCTTGATGAATTCTTTGTGTGTTGCACAGGTAACCTTTTGTAAAGATTCACCAAGCATACTTCTATGTTTGCCTCTTGCGTCTGGATAGTAAAACACATACCTTGCGTCATACTCTACAAACACACGACCTTTTTTAGGATCACGTTCTACAACATAAATTTTATCTTCGTCTCTTTTGTATAGTGCGTCTATGTAACTCATTTAAAAAAATACTCTTATGTTTCCTATTACATTCATTATAGTAAACCATGATGCCAAAAAGCAAGTCCAAATAATTCTCCTACGATAAGCCGCAACGGCCAGTGTGGTTGAACCTAAAAGATACAACGGAAAAATCAATTGCATGTCAGGTCCGGGGGAAGTAAAAGTTAGTAGTGTTGATCCCCAAATGGTGACCAAAACAGAAAATACTTCCAAATAAAATGCAAGTCTATCTGTAATATAACTTTCTACCCAAAATTCTTTGAGTACTTTTAACACTATAATTTGCCGGCTGTGTTTAGTATGCTTTCAAGTGTGTCCATGTCATCGGCAATGTTTTGATAGTTGCCTCTGTGTGCCACAGATATTGCTTTGTTGATTAATGCTGGTTTTAGTTCAAGCTCTTCTGATATTGCTTTTACTGTGTCTTTTAACCCACCTTTAAGGTCTTCGACTTCGCCTAGTACTTGTGAGCCTTGTGATATAATTTGGATCAGCTTTTGCTTTTCCGCATCGTTGAAGTTTCTTACTGCCATTTGTTTCTCCTGTTGTTATTCAACAAGTATATAACAAATATAATATAGAGTCAATTGGTATTTGGATTATTCTACGTTGCCTTTGTGTCTGGCTCTTTTTGCAACATCACCTTTTTCCATAGCTTCTGCCCAAACAATCATATTGTTTACCAAGCTCTTGACCATTCCAATAGTTTCTGAATCTTGTAGAATATTATCTCGGCCTTGTGCTTCTGATTCTATGTTGCATAGTGGTGGTGTTGTTAGTGCTAGGTTAGATGCAAAACTGGCCAATGTGCCTGTTATGTGTTGCCAACCGTCTACTCCGCCTGACACGATGCTACCAAACACTTTGCCAAACATTGGTTTGTAATCATTTCCGTCAATGCTCCAAGTGTCGATATAATCTAATCTCTCAATCAGTGCCTGTGTGTGACTGCTGAACATACCCCACCATATAGGTGTGGCAATAATGATACCGCTCATGTCTGGTTGTATCATTCTGTGTATTACTGGACGTAGATCATCGTCTTCGTCTTGTGTACTGTTTTTGTAGTTTAATTCTGCTGTGTTTACTATTTCACACTCATGCCCAAGTTTTTCAAAACCTACCTTGACCATCTCACAAACAACCGATGTGTTTGATTCTGTAGATGGCCTTAGTGTACCATTTACAATTATAAATTTCATTATTTTTTCTTAATTGGAACGCAGTTGTCTACAGTCTTTCCACCTTTTTTCTTTGTGCCCATTCTCTTGTAGCCTTTCCAACAAGCCTTACCGTCAACGCCTTTTTGCTTCTCTTCTGGTAGGTGTTTTTCTGTAACTTCGTATATTCTCATATTACCACTTTCTGCAAGACCAATATCTTGCTTTTGTTTTAGGTCCTGGGTTGGCACAGTTGTGCCTTGCTCTGAATGATTTTCTTGCTTTTGGATTGCTCTTTCTAATTCTCATTGTGGGTCTCTTCGCACTAGTACCACCGTGTCCAAAATTTACTTTTTTAACATTGCCTGTTTTAGGATCTTTTACATAAACTTTAAATTTTTTAGAGTCACCACGCATGGGTTTGTTAAGTGGAACTTTTCTACCTTGGTACTCTGCGTCAAATAAATCTGTTTCGTCTTCTGGGAAACCTAATGCACCTAATACTTCTTCAAAGTCCTCGTCTTCTGCTATGTCAAACTCGTCACCTTCTGGCATTGGTGTGTAATCTTCCATGCCTGCTAGTTCTTTCATTCTTGCAAGTTCGCCTGCATCTTCTGAAGTTGATTCTGACACATAATCAATACGCACCCATTCAATAAGTTCGTCTGTACCTTCTAATTCTTCTAATTCTTTCTCGTCCAGTTCTGTACCATCGGCATAGTTTGCTCCTTGCAGTTCAAAGATTCCATCGCTGTAATCTTCCATCTTGTACACTATGCTACCTTGGTCTATTTCTTTACCATTGAGATACAAATAATCGCTGTCTTTTTGCATATCTTTTGCTTGTTCAGAATCTAAAGGATCACGCATTATAGGTTTGCCGTCATCTTCGACCACCGGCACACATATACCGTCAATCCTACTCAGGATGTTTTGTATTTCTACCATTGATTCTGCTATTGGTGTGACACCATCTTCTTTGCCCATTTGCATCTGTGTCTTGTCGTTTGTAAATTGTGTTAGTTGTGCAAGTCCTCTGCTACCCGCTGAACTTGGTGATGCTACTTGTTGACCTGCATCAATCGTGCCTGTATCTTTGATCTTCTGTTGATCGTCGACATATTTTCCGTAATTGTATGGTATTGCATCTGGCATAGCAGTATTTATGCTAGGTTATTTCTTTGGTGCTGGGTCTAGATCGTTTGTAAATTTGTCTTCTACAGGTGCTTGTAGTTCTAATTCTTCACCTTCGTCAAACTCTGGGTCTAACATATCTACTTCACCGTCTGTGTCTTTTTCGTCGGATTTGTCTTCTGCTTCTTCTCCACCGTCTTTTTCTGGTGAGTGTGGCTCTTCTTTGTTTCTATCGTAGTCCACAAAGTCTTTTACTTTTTCAGTTACTTCTGCATCTGCTATAACTTCTGCTTCTGCGTCTGCTACTTCTTTTTCAGCATCAGCTATAATCTCTGCTGTTTCTGGAGTTTTAATAGTAAAGTTGTTTTCGTTCATCTCAACTTCATTTGCTGAGAACTTATTGTATAATTCTACTAGGTCGTTTGCTTCTGCTTCTTTGGCATATTCTGCGATCTCACTCACAAATGCTTCTCTGAATGCTTTGTCATCCATTGTGGCATCTTCTTTTTCTGCCATTTTTAATTCTGCTAGTTGTGTTTCTAGTTCTGCAATTTTGTCTAGTCTGCTAGACTCTTTTGTTACTGCTTCTTTGATCTGTTTTGAAATTGAAACATCTGCGTCTGATTCTGCAATCGCTTTTGTAATGCTTGATTCTACTTTTGCCGCTTTTGGTTCAGCAATAATAGACTCTATCATTTTCTCTGCTTTTTTAGAATGTTTTATTGGCTCAACATATTCCTTGATACCTGCTAGTTTGGCAATGTCTGCCAATGAAACTTCTTTATCGTCTAATACTTTTGGTGCTTGTCCAACAGATTCTATCAGTGATTGACGTTCCTGCTCTGGAGTCAGGTTATTCATTGAGTTTAAACGAGCAACTAGGTCTCTAAAACTTGTATCTTCTTGTGCCATATGATTATTTATTGTCTGTTACTGTTTATTTAAGCTGTTGATTTAACTGTATTGCTAGTTTTGACTCGTATGCTAACCCTTCTGTATCGATACTATATGGTAAACCTTTTGCATCTACAAACTTGCTGTATTTGTGTTGTATATCTTTAACAAAGTTTAAGTCTTTACCAGATGATAATCTTACTTTTACTGCTGATAAGTCATTTTTAATATCTTTTGCAAGTTCAGTGTGTCCTTGATCAACTGCTAATTCGTATGCTGTATTCAATGCTTTTACAGCCGGCACACTGTTGTCTATTGCATTGTTGATTGAACCTATTCCTGCTACTGCACCAACTATTACACCTGCCGCGGCTAGTTTTTGTGCCCAATCCTTAATTCCTTCTTCTAGCTCTGCTTCTGTTGTTGCAGTTCTCTTGCTAGTCATCACACTTCTAATTCTGTCTAGGTAGTGTGAACTCATGTTACCGTAGCCATGTCTCCATGCCATCTGTCTTAGAGTTGTTTCATCTTTGTCTTTGAATCTGTTTGCTAGTTCTTCATCACTCATATTAGCAAATTTTTGTTTGCTCTGGATAACTGATGCTGGCATTCTTTCAGCTATCAATGTTTCAAGCATTTCGTTTGCTCTCTTTAATGCATCAGCAACATCTGGTTGTTGTGACAAACCTTTTTTAATTTTTTCGATTGTGTTTGATGCTCCGGTGTAGTTGTCTTTGTATCTCTTGTCAAAAGCAATACCTTTGGCCATTTTAACTTCTTTGTCTGTGACTGCTGTGTCTGTAGCTTCTTCTGTGTTTTTTCTGTTCTCTTTTGCAATATCTTTCTCTACTTCGGTTACTCTCTTTTTAAGTATTCTCATCATGCCAGGTTTCGTGTCAACGTCTGCTGTTTTTGTTTCTCTTGCAAGAATCTCATCCAGATGCTTTTGTATAACACCTGCATGTTTCTGTACCAATGCACTGTCAATTTCTTCTCTGTATGGATTTAGTTTCTGGTAGTCTTCGTAGTGGTAAACTGCCTGTAAGTAGTCTGCCGCTAAATTTAATTTTGTCTGTACCCATCCTTCTAGGTCATCACCTTTCTTGATCATGTCGATTAATTCAATAGCCATCTTTGCAGTTGCGTACAACTGTGATTTGCTCATGTGTCCCTCACCCGAGTCTTCTTTTACACCTTGCATAGTGCCTGTGCCTTTTGGCATTTTACTAATTTCTGACATGCCATCGTCATCATAAGCACCTGTCTTTGAACCTGCTGTGTAACTGTGTACACTTTTAACATAACTTGAGGCTAGGTCTATCTTCTTGCCTACCCATGCTTCCATCTCTTGATCATTTTTGATCATGTTGTGAATTTTGATTGCGTGTGTGCCAATTTTAAGTAATTGGTTCTGTGCCATGCCTGCTTCGTAAGACTCCGGTTTTGCTTCCGGCTTCTGCATCATGTTTGAGAGTTCTTCAAATTTCATTATGCGAATGCCACGTGTGTTAATTCTGGATGTGTTTTTTTAATTCTTAGTGCTTCTTGGTTGTACATCTTTACTTCTCTGTCTGAGTCACCGCCTGTCTTTGCAATGAATTCATCTATCGGCATAGGACCTTCGTTTTCGAAGTCTGTATTATAACCCAGTTTGCCTAGCAATTCTCTCACTGCCATGTTGCTTCTATGAGGGGTCTGTGATTCGAAACCATCTGGGAATTCCCAAGTGTTTGTCTTCTCGTTTTTGGTGTATCCTAGGAAGTCTGCACCTTCGCTTATAAATTCATTTGCTTTCATATCAATATTTATGCGGCACAGGCCTTGCATCTGCAATGGCCACACACCTCTATATCATGTTCTTTTGCGCCTTCTGAAGCATATCCTACTTCTGTTCTGTTTAATTTTGTTGAACAATGACTGTCATTTCCACAGTTATCACACTTAACAGCCCATTCTTGTTTTAATACAAGTGCTTCCATTAGTACATGTTCCTTGATATTGCAGGTCCGCCAAATAAACTAGCACCACCGTCTAGTGCATTGTCTGTCGGCTTTTGTTTCTTAGGTTTTGGCACGTTGGGTGCTTTTGTTCCTGATACTCCAGGTGTACCTGTGTATGATTTTTTGAATCTGTCTTTGCCTATGGCAATGTGTGGTGATACAACTGATGCTATATTACCTGCACTTGTGGCTCCTGCTGTGGCAATTTCTTTGATAATAACTTCGTTAATCTTCATCGTGCTGGTATTTAGTTGCTATTTGCGTTAGATAAAGTTTAATCATTTGATCTATATGTAATAATGTTGTATTGCTGTTGTTTTCAAACAATTTTTGAGGTTGTTTTGCAGAAAATTTGATCTCCCTCACTGATTTACGTGGGTGCATCTGCAGTTCATCTGCTTTTGCAAGTATGTCAGCAAGATTTATATGTACTGGTAATAAAGTTGACTCTGCCTCTAACATATAGATCTCTAATTTTTTGTCATGCAGTATTTGATAATATTTGTCTCCATTTAAAATTGGGTGATCATGAACAATTGACTTTTCCATTACCTCCGGCATATTTGGCTTAGGGTCATAAAAAGTACCGGAACTTGAAGGCCACCCCTCATTTTTGGCTGTATCAATCACTACATTTCTTCCATCGCAGTGATCAAATATTTTTTGTACACCGTCTGCACTAAACCATTCTTTTGGCAAAAACATAATTTTAACAATTTTACATTTGTCCATTTTGGTCACAAACCCGTTCATGTTATTTGTTTGTAAGTTTTCAAATTTTATATCTAAACGGTTTTCTTCATTCAACACACTGTCGTCTATTTCGTAAAGAATCCATTTTTTTGGCATTATCACATCGTGCATTCTTTCGGGTCTTTTAACTTTCATATTCCAGGAAGAAATTATATCATGTTGTGTGTATTGTTGC